ATGGGAACCATTACGTTTCAGTATCGGTATCGCTGGAATGGTAAACCTGTTCGTCTCAATGTTGGTCGGTATCCGGCAACATCACTGAAAGATGCCAGGGTCATCGTCGGTGAGATGCGCGCATTGTACATGAAGGGGGTTAACCCCAAAAATTATTTCGCGCGCAATGACGGTGAGCTAACTCTGAAAGAGTGCCTTGATCAGTGGTGGGATAAGTACGCCACTGGACTGAAAACTAATACTCAGACCCTCTACAAGTCAGTTGTGTACAACACGATGTACACACAGTTCGAAGACGCGCCGGTAGCAAACATACCAGTTTCAGCCTGGGTTCGTTTCTTCGATAAGCAGGAATCTCTCAACAAGAAAAAAGCTCGCGTCCTGCTGCTGCAGCTTCGGTCTGTGATCAACTGGTGCATCAGTCGCCAACTCATCCCATCCTGCGAACTGCTGAAGTTAAGCGTGAAGAACATTGGCAAAAAACCTGATGTTGGCAGTCGGGTTCTGACATATTCCGAGCTCGCTAAGGTGTGGCTGGCGCTGGAAAACAATAAAATTGTGTCGTCAAATAAGGTGCTTCACCAGTTGTTGTTGCTATGGGGCGCGAGATTGTCTGAATTGCGACTGGCTACTGCAATTGAATTCAATATGGATGATCTTATCTGGACAACGCCGGGTGAACACTCAAAGATGGGCAACGTTATCCGGCGGCCAATATTCGATCAGGTTAAACCGTATGTTGAGAGGCTTTTGAATAACGGTAATAACATCCTTTTCCCAGGGCAGGAACTGGACAAAGCTATTGATCGTTCGTCTGCCAATCTCTATATGAAAAAGTTGCGGGATAAAATAGATATTCCTGAGTGGCGCACTCACGACTTTCGCCGTTCTCTGGTAACGAATCTATCAGGGGAGGGGGTTATGCCCCATGTCACCGAAAAGATGCTGGGGCATGAACTGGGAGGCGTGATGGCCGTGTACAATAAACACGACTGGCTACCGGAACAAAAAGAAGCGTACGAGCTGTACGCCGATAAGATTTTTTGGCACGTCAAACAGCTCGGTTAACACCACCCTCCCGAATCCACTTCTCAACCGCCGATCTGCTGTATTTTGATGGGTGAGTCAAAACCGGCGACGGAAAACCATACTTGGTACGAAGTCGCCACAACGCAGTTCTCTTCTTCCCAAGAAGATCCATCACTTCCTCTTCTTTCATAAAATCTGTGCTCATAAACCCTCCACTATGAATTACTCCGGCTGCACCCGGTTACGATTTATAGAACGCGCAAGATGAACATCCACCACGGAGACCATCATTGCAGGTACGACATCTTTTCGTTTCTGTGTGATAGAGCTGGTGGACCATCTCCTTCGGTACCAACACTGGCATAGGAACGCGGATAACCAGAGCGCGGAGTCGTTCGATCTCCACGGCGTGCTCCAGCGCGATCTGCTTCCAGTCGTTCGCTTCTGCCATCCACCAGGCCACATCGGATTTAAGGCGGCGCGTACGCCGCTGTTTGAGTTTGCTAACCATCAATCGTCATCCGAATCTTGTTCATCCTCTTCCTGTGACATCAGGAGAGGATTCATTCTGGCACTTACCTGGCTGGCATAACCTACTCGACCGATGTTATGGAGGACGCCGTAGATTTCGAACATCTCGGTTCGCTCATCGCCAATGTCCAGCTCACAAGCCAGCTTATGGCATTCGGTAGCAAGGGCCGCCACCTTCTGAAGGAGATCGGATTTACTCACGGCTTCACCTCCTGCTGCGGTGCTGCTGCAATCATGGCCTTGTGCATTGCGTCGTAGCCATCCTCCTCTACGCTCCTTGCTGCATCAATCATCGCGCGAGTCGCATCAACCGGCACCGCAACCCAACCCTCTGGCAACTTGTAAGCCGTCGTTACAGGTTCGGCGCCCTGAAGCATGGCGGCGCGGCAGGCGTTGACCATCTTCACGCCCAAGCGGATATCATCCATTTCAAGGTCGCCTTTGATTTCAGCGTGCCTGAAAGCGATCGACAGGAATTCGAGGCACTGCTCGTTTGTCCATTCCGGCACTACCTGCTGCGCGTTCCGGTAATTCTCAAGCTCTGCTCGCTCTGAGGTGGTGAGGGGCTGCGGCTTGTCGTATTCAGCGTGCTGGTAGAGATGCGGGAGTACCTCATCCCAGAGCACGTAATCACCGTCTAAATCTTCGACCATATCAGCGCCGCAATCCTGACCGCAGGAGTCGCAATCGCTCATGTCGAGTTCGAAGCGTCTAATCTTTCCTCGCTCCAACTCCGCTTCCATCCCAGCCAGCGCCATACGCGCCAGCTCCAAATCCATCGCTACGCCGTCCTGGTCTGGATAGTTAGCGAGAGAATCCTCATAACGCTTAATGAGAAATCTGGCGCGTGCAATTAACTGCTCTTTGGTGAATGTCATGGGTTAGACCTCCCAGTCCCACACCGCGAATGCGTGGTCATCTTCACAATCTATTTCGCCTTTTTCTCCGCACTCTGAGCAAACAACGCCGTCACCAGCATAGAGAAATTCGGGAGTCCCTTGTTCGGTGTGAACATCCAGCTCATCGCTGTCGCATTTGGGGCAATAGCCAGCCCATTTAATACGTAATACGCTCATGTCATTCCCCTTTCACTGTGATGCCAGCGGCGCGACGGGAATATTTGAAACCCGCCCTGAACGCATCAGAAAGCTGGCTATGACCATCAACCTTAAGTCTGTGCAATTGGAGGACTGCATTTAACTCTTCGTCGCTTACCTCTTCATTCACCTGCCGAGACTCCAGCTCAGCAATACGCTTCTCTGCGGCTTCCAGTTCATCCAGCAGCGCGCGAATTACATCAGCTGCTTTCTGGCACTGATCAACAATGCTCACATCACACCCTGTATCAAAGCCGCCCTCAGTTTCAAAACGAAGCTCTACTGCGTCGCCGTCGATATCTGAAGGTTCGAACCCGGCAATGTTTTCCAGAATGCCAATGGTGCTTTCTGCGCTATCCAGCAGCGCCTGCTTGTTTGTGCTCATTTGGCCTCCTGGCGAAGCTGGGCGGCGAACTCATAGGCGGCATCCGGCAGAGAGCGGTAATAAGCCTTGGTCTCAACAAAAACCGAGTTCTCTTCGCCGCAATAGGCAGCAAACATCTCCACACCCTGCGCCCGCACTTCAGCCATGAAAGCGTCGGTCGCCGGGGTTTTGATTGATTCAATCACCGCTTGCACGCCTGCTCGTGTTGCTTCCTCTGGAGTAGCGCCATTCTCGATTGCCTTATCAGCGGCAGAACCGCCAACTTCATCAGCATTCATCCACACGTCAACTGACTTCAGCCCCGCATTCTCCGCAGCCAGCTGCTCCACCTTGCGCTCCAGATTCTCGATTGTGATATCTGCCTGGCGACCGTAGCGCTCTGATTCGGTGAGCTTGCACCGAGACTCCTCAAGCTGTGAACGGGTAACACGAATTTCCATGACTGCTATCTGTACTGCATGGGCAAACATTGCAGCACCGCGATCCTTGACCATTTCACCTGAGCGCTGCATGTTGACTGCAACAGTCATCAGTTCATCCAGCTGTTCGCCGGTCATTGGTTTATTAGATGTTGTCATGATGATTTTCCTGCTGGAGTTTGTGCTGCTTAACGAAGTGGGCCACGGCCTTCGACTGGCTGGCGACAATGGTTTTGTCACCCATGTCCAGCCAAACGGTTTTGCCTCGATACAGTGAGGCCCGACCAATGTCTTTACCATCGAGCATCACATACAGCGTTCGTCCGCGAATTTCTGTTGTCGGGACTGGCTGTGATAAGCGATACGTTTCCCGTGCTTCAGCAATGGCTTTGTGCTCCTCGATAATTGCCAGTGCTTCCGCCAGTGCTGCACCCTCAACTGTGAATACTCCTTCGTCACTTATCGTTGCCTGGGCCATAAGCTCGACGAATCGGCGTGCGCTCTTGATGCTGAGTTCCGGCGCGATAGAGCTGCGGGTAACTTTTGTTTTACCCTGAGCGGCGGCTACTGCTTTGTCATGCTGGAGAACCTGGCCTGCCTGTTCGCCGTACTCACGTACACGGTCAACAGCAACGTCAACAGATACGGCACCGGATTTAACTTCCCGCTGCACGTCATAGTTCGCAGCGCTGAGGGTCAGGAGCTTTTCCACAGTGGCCACAGACTTATTGACAAGCTTTGCTATTTCGCTGGTGGTCTGGTTAAACGCGTTGTGCAGTTCCTGAATAACCGCCGCCTGTTCGATATCAGACAGAGGCAACTGGTTATTGCTGGTCATAATGCGTGCCAGACGCTGAACATCGCTACCGTTGAACGGCATGATATGGATGCGGTCTACTGGCTTACCTGCTTCAGCACAGCGCGCATAGCAGCGACGGCGACGGTGGCCTTCAACAACCCACACACCACCTTCATCACGAGCGATAACTTCCAGCGGGGGAACTGTTCCGCCGTTCATCAGATACTGGAACAGGTCATCGTCGGCCAGACGGGTGCGCTCATCATCGTCATGGCGCTTATTGAAACCTTCACGAACGTGGATATCGTTAAGGCTGATAAACATCCCGGTATCGGTGCGTTTAATCAGACCAGACTTGGTCATCTGCTTAAATGAGTTGGCCATCAGTTAGATCCCTTACCGGCGATGTCTTCAAATTCATGGATTGTTATCGAGCCTTCATCAGGATAATCAGCGCAAGCAACGTTCAGACCGAACTTAAAAACGCCGTCGTTGCTCAGTTCGCCGACCCACAAAATTACGTCTGTGAAATCCCCATACAGTTCTTCGCCGTTCCCGCATCGATCACATATTGATTCGATATCGGTCGCGTCCAGGTACATTTTTTCAGGAACGAGTTTCCATCCCTCAGGAATAGCGGCTGCGCGAATTTCATTTAATACCGCCTCAGTTGCTGGGGACTCAATGCAAGCAATGATCGCTTTCATTCCTGCGAGTAATGCAGCATCTTCTGTCTCACCATTTCCATCAGCAATAGCAACTGCAGCACTGCCAGTTTCGCTATGCTTCAACCAATTATCTGGTGTACGAAGAGCATGGTTTTCAGTAGCCAGATTGCGGCGTTGCTCCATTGCTTCACAGAGCGCGACGCTGGTGTAATCCAGACGGGTAGCCAGTTCATTCATCAGCTGAGCTGACGCAAGAGGCAGGAGCTTTGCTGCGGTGCGAGCTGCATCTACCAGCTTCTCGCGGGTCATACGTGGTTGTAACTCGGTGACGTTCTGTGTGTTCGTCATGGATAGTTTCTCCGTGTTATATGCGTCCTGCACGACGCTGAATTTTGGTTGCACGAATCCCTCGCCTGGTGGCGACAGAAAAGATTGGTTTTCGTTTTAGTAAGCACCCGGAGGAGGGCGCTTAGTGAAACGGGCGACTGCCATCGCCGGTTAGCTTCTCCACACAACTGAAAGCGCGTTCTGCTTTGGGGGTTGATTTAACGAACTGGCACTCAGAGACAAGGGACAGAACGCGCTTTCAGTTGTGAAAAAAAGTGCGGTGGCGAGCAAGGAAAATAATCAAATCACTGCCACCGCCAAGACTACACACAGCTATCGTTACAGGTACTGCCACAACTGGAAGCGCACTCCGTTAAGATTGCTCACCTGTCTTCCACAACTGGTTGATAGGGAGTGCGCTTTCATGTTGTGCGCCAGTCTCTCCTGGCTGTCACCATTGGCGTTTCATCCAGTTGCAGGCCTAAGCCACTTACCAGACGGACACCTCTCGAACTTCGTGTTGCGGGTTACACATGTACTACGCGTCGAGTTCGCGCCACACAGTTAGCCTCTCATGTGTGGAAAGCTGCTTTAACGGCAGTCGGTTGCCAGCCAGACAGCTAAGACATATTGAAGAGGGCACTCATCGTGCAGCAGGCTCCGATATTTACTCGGGCTTAGTGAGATACGGATCACCAATCTCACGAACAGCCTCGGTCACTTGAGCTGCCTTTCCCCTGAAGTTCCGTGCGGTTTCGCGTCCGACGCGGAGTGCTCTCATCAATACATCCTCGTCTCTTCCGAGGTGTCACACCGGATCGCCACGCTGGTGAAGCGTCTCAGACTGTCGTGCGATTTGGCTTGCACATTCCGGCTACCCGATAGGTGGACATTGTCACGAGGCACCTTCGGACCGCTGCGGCACATGTGCCATATGCCGGTGAACTCAATGTAGGATAACTTACCTTTCGGTGTCAATATCAAAAGTAGGAAATCTTACATTTGGGGCAAAAAAAAACCGACATCGAAGTCGGTCTTTTCAGGTGAGGAGTAATCAGAGGTCAGTAACAACTTGCTTAACTATACCAACTATTTTGCAGTTACCATTAACTTCCATCACACGGTAGTTAGGGTTGAGGGGGACCAAATATTTTAAAGGCCCGTCTATGACAAATTTCTTCAGAGTAGCTTCAGTCGAACCAACAATCTGCGCCACGACTATCTTCCCGTTAACTTCTTGAGCACTTCCGTAGTCAGGATCTACAACAACAAACGAACCTTCGGGAATGCTTGGGGCTCCATTTGGATTTGTCATAGAGTCGCCACGAACGCGAAGGGCAAAACCTTCATCAGATAAGTTCGCAGTAGTGAAAATCCATTCAGAAATGTCATTCTCAGTTATTGGGGCACCACTTTCAGTCCACTCACCTGCTTGCACCCATGACAAAACCGGTATTTTTTTCACACCGAATTTTTCTGTGGGCTTATAAGAAATCTCTTCGGAATCAGCTTCCCCTTGGCCAGTAATAATCCAATTAGGGGTGGTTTCCAATGCAGCCGCCAGCGCCTGAAGGTTTGATCCTCCAGGTTCATAGTCACCAGATTCCCAACCCGTAACCGTAACACGATTCACGCCAACCAATTTGGACAGCACTGCTTGGGTTAGTTTGAGTTCTTTGCGCCGCGCGCGGATGCGTTCATTCATTTTCATGTAGGTAATCCTACCATTTTATGATGTAGGAATCCTTGACCTCTTAATGTAAGATATCCTACTATCATGATGTTTGTTTCCCTTACATTTGAGGTAAAAATGAAAAAAGATGATGTGATTTCTTACTTTGGTAGCGTGGGTAATGTCGCTAAGGCACTTGGTATCTCACATGCTTCAGTTTCTGGATGGGGAGAAATCATTCCTAAAGGAAGAGCATTCGAAATTCAGGCTCTCACTGAGAAGAAACTCAATGTCGACCCGTCTTTGTATTCAAAGCCTACCCAATCAGCTGCTTCAGCATAACTACCAAAGGAAAAACAACATGGTAGAGCCGAGTTTAAAAGAAGTAGTTAAGGCGATGTGCAAGGCATATCCCGGTGGCCGTGAAGCTATGGCTGGCGCGCTTGGTATGTCAGTAACTCAGTTCAACAACAATCTGTACGAGAAAAACGGTTGCCGGTTCTTTGAAGTGAATGAACTGGAAGCGATGGAGGACATTTCGAATACATCTCTGGTGGCTGACTACTTCGCTCAGCGCCGTGGTGCTTTGCTGGTGGATATCCCGCTTCTTGAGGATTTAGACCGTGTTGACCTGTTCTCCCGAGCAATGAGAACCGCAGCTGCACGTGGACGTGTTGACCAAATTATCCAGAAAGCGCTCGAAGATGGAGTCATTGAGCAGCATGAAGCCGAAGAAATTCACGAATATCACCGTCGTCATCTGGCTGCGCGTGAAGAAGAAATCCGAGCGATTATCGCGTTGTTCAGTCGTAAGAAAAGCCAAAAGAAGTGACGCCCGCGAGTGTGCAGCTCCGGGCGTCGTGGCGTGTCGTATCAGTGGAGAAACTAAACGCATGAACAGTTTAAACCGATTGAGACCAGCTAAGCAATTCCGTTGCCTTCCGCTGGTGGGTAAAGACTCACAATTCGGCTACGTCGAAATAGTACGTGGAGAGGACGGGAGCCACAACTACCAGGCTTGTGCAGCTGTGGTAGGGACGTTTGCTCAGATGAACGAGAAGGGGCGCGAGGAATGGCTGAAGTTAACCGGAGATTCAGAGACCACCGGGGTATCCCAGTGCGGGTTATCAGATGGGAGCCAGAGACTCGACGCGTTATATACCTTCGCGAAGGGTACGATCATGAGTGCTTCAGCCCTCTTGAGCAATTCCAGCGTAAATTTACAGAGTTAAAGGACGACCATGAGCCTGTTGATGCCATCCCGGCCAATAGTGATAAACCCTGACCTTGCATGCAGCATTGGCCTCAATGAGGCGATTGCGTTGCAGCAGGTGAACTACTGGCTGAAAGAAACCACCTCCGGACTGGAGCGTGACGGCGTGCGCTGGATTTACAACACGAATGAGCAATGGCTGGAACAGTTCCCGTTCTGGTCTGAGTCGACTCTGAAGCGCACCTTCACTCGTCTTAAAGCGCTTGGCGTGCTCAAAATTGAGCAGCTGAATAAGTCTCAGCGCGACATGACGAACTACTACACGATCAACTACGAAAGCGAGCTTTTAGATGAGGTCAAAGTGACCAAATCGAAGAGTTCAAAATGCACTCGTCCATCAGGTCAAAATGAACCGATGGAAGAGGTCACAGTGACACGCTCCATCGGGTCAAAACGAACCGCTGTCATCAGGTCAAAATGCACTGATGTTCTTACAGAGAATACAACAGAGAATACTACAGATATAAAAAACACTATTTGTCCGGTTGCGACGCAACCAGACCGTGAAGTGTTGATCACCGATCAGGCCAAACTGGTTTTAAATCACCTGAACCAGGTGACGAACTCTCGTTACCAGGTATCAACGACCTCTCTGCAAAACATCCGCGCCCGAATCGGTGAAGGCTACACCGTTGAAGAACTCTCACTGGTGGTGGACTACTGCAATGCCAAGTGGAGCGAAGATCTGACCATGTCCGCCTACATCCGCCCACAAACACTCTTCCAGCCGACCAAGTTCCCTGGCTACCTGAAGTCAGCGAACAGCTGGGCGAATGCCGGAAGGCCAGCGCGAGTGAACGGCGAGTGGGCTCGTCAGGATGGTGTGTTCAAGTCCAGTTTCCAGAACACTGATTTCAGCGAGATTCCTGCAGGCTTCAGAGGAGCTAACTGATGAGCCTGATGAAAACCCTTGAGATATTCATTGCTGACAATCCTGGCTTAACCAGCCGTGAGATTGCCGAAGCCTTTGCTGATTACTCCGTTGACGCTGTGCAGCGCGCGGTATGCCGCCTGCACGAACACGACTTCACAACCCGTGAGTGGAAGGGGAATCAGTTCCGCTACTACGCGCTTGCCACATCAACCGGTGCAGGCCGCCGCGAAGCGCAAGTGAATAAAGCCGTTGTCGCTCTGGTTGAGAAGGCAAAAGCACTTCAGGAGCGCGGGCTCTATCGCCGTGCAGCCACTCTCTGGATGGAAGCATTCCAGCGCTCTGAGGTTGTAACTGAGCGCGAACGCTGCCTGAAAGAGCGCCAGCGTTGTCTGCGCAAAGCCGTATCAGATACCAAATACGGTAACTCATGGTTCCTGGCTGGCCGTTACGCAGGGGAAAACTGATGAAATATTCGCAAAACGGAGTGGAATCATGATCGATTTAACACCACGTCAAAGTGAAGTGCTCAGCGCCATCAAAGATTATCAGGCTCGGTTGGGGTTCCCGCCGACAGTGAAGGAGCTGGCAGAACTGATTGGCGTATCATCGCCGAACGCTGCTGCTGATCACGTCAATGTGCTGAAGAAAAAGGGCTACATCACTGTGGCCCCCGGCGCGGCGCGCGGGATAACTATCCTTGAGGATACTCAGGAATCCGGTGCGGTATCGATCATTAAGTCCCTGCTTAATGGCGATGAGTACGCGCGTGAGCACGCTATCGCATGGCTGGAAGCACGCGGAGTGAAATTATGAAGTTAGTCCTCCCGTTCCCGCCGAGCGTAAACACATACTGGCGTGCCCCGAATAGTGGTCCGCTGAAAGGTCGTCACCTCATCAGTGCAAAGGGCAGGGCATTTCAGAGTTCGGCCTGTGCCTCGATCATCGAGCAATTACGCTGCCTTCCAAAACCATCCTCCGCGCCAGCGTCGGTGGAGATCGTCCTTTATCCGCCAGATGCGCGCCGCCGTGACATCGACAACTACAACAAGGCGCTATTTGATGCCCTGACACATGCTGGTGTCTGGGAGGATGACAGCCAGGTAAAGCGAATGCTGGTGGAGTGGGGCCCTCAGGTTCCGGGTGGGAAGGTAGAGATTACGATCACTAAACATCAGCCCCTGGCGGGTGCAGCCGCCTGAAATAGTGGAGAAGAGCATGCAACAGATGAATATCACAGTGAATTGCCCTACGCACCATGCTGCGGCGATGAGCCAGCAAATGACAATGTCCAGCCGTGAAATTGCAAAGCTGGTGGATTCACGGCACAGCAACGTATGTGTGGCCATAGAGCGCCTGATGAATTCCGGCGTAATTGGGGGGTATGCTGCAATGCAGTACACCCATCCCCAGAACGGCCAGACCTATCACTACTACGAAGTTAACAAGCGTGACAGCTATGTCATCGTTGCACAGCTGTGCCCGGAGTTTACTGCCCGTCTTGTTGACCGCTGGCAGGAGCTTGAGAACGGGCAAGGTCTTAAACTCCCGCAAACATTGCCTGAAGCACTCCGCATGGCGGCGGACCTTGCTGAGCAGAAACAGAGACTGAGTGAAGAACTGGCCATTGCCGCACCGAAAGCGGAGTTCGTTGATCGTTACGTAAAAGCGACCGGTTCAATGACATTCCGGCAGGTGGCAAAACTACTGAATGCGAAAGAGCCTGAGTTTCGTTTGTTCCTGCTTGAGAACCACATCATGTATCGCCTTAACGGTGTGCTCACTCCCTATCATCAGCACATCGAGGCTGAACGCTTTGAAGTGAAGACTGGCACCACTAACGCTTCAAACTATGCCTTCAGTCAGGCTCGGTTTACTGCCAAAGGCGTGAAGTGGATTGGGGGCCTGTGGACTGAATATCTGTCTAAGGGGCATATGGCGTGAAAGCTTTACTGACACCTGAAATTGCTCCTATGGCCGGGGTAGTAATTCTTCGGCCTGGCAGTGAGCTGTTGTGGCTTTTCCGACAGGGCCGCGTTGTTGTGGAAACGCCTACCGAATCCATGAGCGATTTGCCGTCTGGCGTTATTCCCGAGGCTTATCAGACACTGTCAGATGATGTCAGTATGCAGCCCATTTTCGAGAATGAGCGAGTGATTCAGCGTGCTGGTGGCCTGGCTGGTCTGGATGCATGGCTTGAACGTAAATTTGAATGTCAGTGGCCTCACAACGACTGGCACGCGAGCAGCTATACAATCATGCGCCACCAGCCCGGAAGCATCCGTCTTTGCTGGGGATGTGATAACCAAATCCGTGATCATTCCACTGAAAGACTCGCGGGAATTGCCCGTCAAAACCTGGTATCCTGGCTGCTGAAGATGGTGAATGGTCAATTAGGCTTCAAAGATGACCACACACTGACTTTACCGGAGTTCTGCTGGTGGATGGTCAGGAACGACTTAGCCGATCTCATACCTGAAGCAGTGGCCAGTAAGGCGCTGCGGATTAAGACGGAAATTATCAATCCGGTGATGAGGGAAAGCGACATTATCCCCTCAGTACCGGCGACGGAACTCCTCCAGGAGAAGGTCAAAAAGATAGTTGCGGTGAAGGTAGATCCGGAGTCACCGGAATCCTTCCTGCTGAGGCCCAAGCGTCACCGCTGGGTTAACGAGAAGTACACGCGCTGGGTGAAGTCTCAGACGTGCGTTTGCTGTAACAAGCCAGCAGACGATCCCCATCACCTGATAGGCCACGGGCAGGGTGGAATGGGTACGAAGGCGCACGACCTGTTTGTGATACCTCTGTGCAGGGGGCATCACGACGAGTTGCACGCTGATCCTGTGGCATTTGAAGCGAAGCACGGCGACCAGTTAGCGCTGTTGGTTCGGTTTTTAGATCGAGCGCTGGCAATCGGCGTATTAGCATGAACAGTGGAGATAACATGCGTGACATTCAAATAGTTTTAGAGCGTTGGGGTGGATGGGCGGCCAGTGATAGCTCTGGCGTTGACTACTCTCCGATAGCTGCTGGATTTAAGGGGCTGCTTCCGCAAACAAGCAAATCTCGTCTTTCTTGTACGGATGATGATGCTCTTGTCATTGAGGGGTGTCTGGCGCGCCTCAAAAAGAAGAAACCATACGAGCATTCTTTACTTGTCGCACATTATCTCTATGGAATATCAAAAAGAAAAATTGCCAAGGCAAGAAAGAAAGATGAAAAACTCATTCGCATCGAGATTCAAATGGCGGAAGGGTTCATTGATGGCTGCCTTTCGATGTTAGACATAAAGTTAGAAATGGAGTGACTGATTATGCCAGCAGGAATTACCTGCTGGCTTAAATTATAATGTTTCAATTAACCCTGTTAGAGATGGTGTCGATATAATTAAAAACTTGTCCTTCGGTTCTAAAAAAACTCCGTTCTGGAAAAAATCGATGATAAATCTATACTCTTTTTCATTCGAGTATGTGCTAGGTTTTATAAAAGGTATTCTTTCATGAATGGAGTGAATGAAATCTGGATCTCTCTCATATTCTGCATTGTTATAAATTATTTTTCTTTGTCGATAGTCGATACCTTTTAATGTGCAGGCCGTTTCTATGGGGTCGATAGTTACATGTGATTTGAAAGGGTTTTTGCCTTTTCTCAACAAGTCGCAGACATGATTTATGGTTTCATCTCTTATAATCTCCAACGCTTTGTTCATGTTTTCTTTTCTAATGAACCAAAGGTCATCGTATTTTGGGAACAATCCAGACGCTTCAGTTGGATCATTGAAGCAAGAGATTGAAAAAACAAATCTGTTATGATAAACCCACTTGAAATGACCTTTGTATACTGAGAAGTAATCCATTTCTTCTGAGATCAAGCTTTTACGTTTCCCACCAATTGCCTCGATATTCAGAGATGCTACACCTAAATGCCTATTAATAAGATAATGAGCCAGCTTTTTTTGTACGTCGATGTCATTAAAGTCAACCGACAATGAGAAGAAACCTTCCTCAACATCTGCGATCTGTTCCTCTCCAGTTTCCCGATATAACTCAAGAGTTCCGATGTTAACAGTACCGCATTGTTTTGTGTTGAATCGCTTCTCGCAGTTTTTAACAAAGAACACTGACTTCTCGTTGACATGTTCAGGCATGATTAACTCCTTTTTAGACCACGATTCAATCTATCCCAACAACTCGTGAAAAAAACCTAACGCGGTCCGCATAATTTAAAATATCATGCTAAGAGTGGTTACTTCGTTACGCCACTTAATCATAAAAAAACCTCGCCTCGGCGGGGTTTTGTCATATTCAAGGCTTGCAAAATGCAGCCTATCTCCCCTCATCCTGAGAGGACTTACAGCAATAAGAGGGGGCTAAATGTCCGCAGAACCGATATCTGGTACCGCAGTTGCTTCGGCAGGTCTGGCTGGTGCGAGTGTCTTTGGATTAGCAACAGGCATTGATTACGGCGTTGTGTTTGGGGCGTTTGCCGGAGCGGTGTTTTATGTGGCGACAGCGGCGGACATTAGCCGCATTAAGCTGGTGTGTTACTTCCTGACATCCTTCATCGTTGGCGTTCTCGGCGCTGGGCTGGTGGGTTCGAAGCTGAACTCTCTCACGCATTACGATAAGCCACTGGATGCTCTGGGTGCTGTCATCTTCTCCGCTCTGTGCATCAAGGTGCTTACCTTTCTCAACAGCCAGGATCTGAATAGCCTGTTCGGAATGCTTTCCCGATTACGGGGAGGAGGGGCGAATGGTAGTAAATGACCCTGTACTGATGCTCGGTCAGGTGGTTAATGCGGTTCTCAACAGTGATACCACTGCGAAAGTGAATTCAATTATCTGTCTGGTGATCGTCGGCGTGCTGATGTTTTATCAGCGTCGCGGTTCCCGGCATCGTCCTGTGGTGTCATTTCTGGCTTACCTCACCATCGTGGTTTACGCCAGCGTACCGTTCAAACTCATCTTCGGGCTTTATCCTCAATCCCACTGGCTGGTGATTGTCGGTAATGTCGTGATATGCGCCGCCGTGCTGTGGGCTCGGGGAAACGTGGCGCGCCTTATTGACGTTCTGAGGCAGTCTCATGACCAAAGACGAAATTTTTAACGCTATCCTCGGTAAAGAGGGTGGCTATGTTAATCACCCGGATGACAAAGGCGGGCCAACCAACTGGGGAATCACTCAGGCAGTTGCCCGAGCTCATGGTTATACCGGTGATATGAAGAACCTCACCCGCCAGCAGGCGCTTGATATCCTCACGGCTGACTACTGGACGGGGCCACGCTTCGATCTGGTATCTGAAGTATCACCAGCTATCGCCGCTGAACTGTGCGATACCGGCGTTAACATGGGCCCATCAATTCAGACCAAATGGTTCCAGCGCTGGCTTAACGTATTCAACATCCAGGGCACTCTTTACCCTGATTTGATTGCTGACGGCTTTATCGGCCCTCGAACTATCAGCGCGCTGAAAAGCTATCTTGCGCGGCGCGGTAAAGAGGGGGAACTCGTAATGCTTCGTTCTCTGAATTGCAGTCAGGGTCAACGCTATCTTGAGTTGGCAGAACAGCGCTCGGCGAACGAGTCCTTTGTTTACGGCTGGGTAAAGGAGCGAGTGGTTATATGACGATGGAATTAATCATCGGCCTTGGTGCTGCGTTCCTCGCTGCCATCGCTGCCGCATTCGGCTTTGGTCATTCTCGCGGTACTGACAAAGCCGAAGCGAAAGCAGTTCAGCAGCGCACCGAAGAAAAGGCTGCCGCCACTGAAGCAGTCGCCGAACGCCGGGTAGAAGCAACGAAAGAGGCCAGCAATGTACAGCAGACTGTTAACCGCATGCCTGATGACGATGTTGATCGCGAGCTGCGTGACACGTGGAAGCGTCCCGGTGGTGGTTGATACCGCCTGTGACTGGGTAAAGCCAATCTACCTGACTGATCATGATATCGACGTTATGGACCGCCAGACGAAGAAAGACATCCTGGCGCATAACAAGGCGTGGCAAGCGAACTGTCAGAAACGCTCGGGATAGCGGTTTGTAAGCCATATGCGAAATGCCAAGCACATAACCTTCACAATAGAATTGATTGAAGGGGAAAGGGCAATAGTAAGCGAAAGCCAGTCTTGAATGGCCATAGTACCTCCTGAGATTTAAGTGAAAGGAGATAGCCTCGTTGCGAGGTATCTATTGTGTCACTTTTGTCCCAGGGCGATCTGGCTGTCTCTTACAAGAGACAAAATTCTATCCCTTAACGGGGATAAAACTGAAATATCCTCGCAAGGGGATAAAGCATCTATTATCCGCTCCAAAGGATAGTGTATGGCCAACATGCCAAAATCAGTTCATCACGAAGGTAAGGACTGGTATCCGTTTTCGGTTAACTTTTCTGATCCTGATGGCCGCCAGTTCTCCTTCACCATCTACGCAGTGAACCGCGAGCACGCCTCCTATGTCGTTCAGGAGATACGCGAGACGGCAACACTCGGCGATCAGCTTGAAAGTATCATCAGATAGCATTACAGGAGTCATTCACTGAGAGCCAGTGATAATGCTATTGTATTCCCTTACTCTATCGAAGGGATTTTTATGAAAATAGATCATGAGTATCTTAAAGGCTTGCTAGAGGCATTCGAGGCATCAGAAGGCCCTCAGACAGATATCAATAAACTGAAAAAACAGGGTTTCGATTACGCGACTGAAACTTTTCTTTTTCACATGCGCTTGTTAGATGATCGAGGTCTTATTTGCCAAAGTAATGGATCAAGTGGTTTCGGAGTGGCCGAATCAATAGATGGCTATGTATCTTGGGCAGTTATTCCATTGAGGTTAACTGCTGACGGCCATGATTTCCTCGAAGCGATAAAAAACAAAGAAGTATGGAATACAGTTAAATCTGGATTTAAAGATGCCAGCATGGGAACGCTTGTTGATGTTTCTAAAAGATTACTGGATGGGTTCATTCAGAAAAAAATAGACAACATTCTCGGGTAGAACCAACAACCACCGCTAGTGGTGGGTTAAACGGATTTGTGAATATGCCTCGCTTACGCGGGGCCTTTTTATGCGCTTCGCACGCGCACTTCAAAGAGAGTCTTTCAGCAGTGAGCCTGGGCAAACCGTTAACTTTCGGCGGCTTTGCCGTGCGACAGGCTCACGTCTAAAAGGAAACGCACATGCAGGTCACAATAGACGGTGTCCCGTATGCACCTGTCAATAATTCACACTCAGCGATTGGCATCGCCATTACTACGCATAACAGGCCTGATGTTCTTAAGCGTGCCATCGAGCAGCAGATGAAGCATCTTCCCGCTGGCGCGCTGGTGGTTGTTATCGATGATGGTTCCAAACCTGCAGCGGCAGTGCCTGACGGCGTGCAACTGCTTCGTCATGAAACATCACTCGGTATTGTTGCCTCTAAGAACGCCAGTCTGTCAGCCTTGCTGGACGCCGGGTGTGAGCATCTCTTTCTGTGGGACGATGACGCATGGCCAATCGCTGATAACTGGCATCTGCCTTACATTGAATCACCAGAGCCTCACCTTGCCTATCAGTTCCTCGATCTGGCAGGACGCAATAAGTTGAACGATATGGCAGTGCTGTACCGGGATGATAAGCACATTGCTTACACCGGGCAGCGGGGCGTGATGCTTTACTACCACCGCAGCGCCATCGAGAAGGTAGGCGGATTCGATCCTGTTTATGGTCGCGGCATGTACGAGCATCCCGATCTGGCGCTACGCATTCACAATGCCGGGTTATCAACCTGGGCATTCGCTGATGTGGTTGGTTCTGAAAAGCTTATTCATTCGATGGATGAGCACGAAGAGGGTACGCGCTCAATCCCACGGCCGGACCGTGAAGCGCTGGTGAAGCGTAACGTTGGCATCTTCAACGCTCGACGCGACAGCGGTTATACAGGCTTTGCCTCCTACAGCAGAAATCCAAATCTGGTGATTACGACGCTGCTCACAAGCCAGACAGACCCACAGCGCGGCGGGAAGATGAAAGCTGACCCGCAGGTTCTGCAGACTTGGGCAGACTCAATATCTGGCGCGCTGCCGCTTGTCCTGGCTGACGAATTAAAAGAGTTGCCAACTGGTGCCGGTCTGTGTGAGGTCCCGCTGGTGGACATGAGCCCTTACTTTGCGCGCTGGCTGCACATCTACCAGTTCCTTCGGGCGCATCCTGAGTATCACCTTGTCTGGTGTACTGATGGTACCGATGTGGAAATGCTGAGAGAACCCTGGGCAGAAATGCAGCCGGGTAAAATTTACGTTGGCTCTGAGCATAAAACATATTCCGACGAATGGATGAAGGGCAATCATCACGGCAAAGCCTATAGCGATTTCATCGACCAGAATCGAGATGAACCACTGCTTAATGCTGGTCTGTTAGGTGGCAGCCGTGAAGACGTCATGGAGTTTGCTCACCGGATCATCAGGCAGCACTACCTGATTGAAAGCCACCGCTTCTGGAAGATGGAGACGGCACCCGCCACGCTGGTGGACATGGGCGCATTCGGTATGGCCGCCAAGTCTTTCGGAGATAGGATAATTACGGGGCCTAAGGTACACACCATTTTCAAAACAGATGGTGTCGGCAAAGAGAATGCCTGGTGGAAGCATAAATAGAAGCTGGAGACTTAGCCCCAGCTTCGAGAGCTAGTTTTTAGTCAGTGGCTGTTTCACCCGGAACTTCCTTTAACGACTCGATATCGATTTCTGAATCGTTGGTTTCCAGTAGCTGTGTTAATAAAATAAGGTTATTGAATTCATTCAATAATATTTCAGCGTCAGACTTAAGTGGTGTGTCTGCCGCATCAAGAGCTGCGTTAATCGCTTTTCTGACATTCTCAAGCATTTCATTCATTCCACCACTTTTCCCAATGGTCAGTAATAACGCACCTATCAGGAGAGACTGAGCTTCTACTTTGGCCGCAAGTTGTTTAGCTTCAGCGTCCATTTTGGAAATTTTCGCAATCACACCGAGTATCAAGTTTTTCATAATGCCCCCTGTTTTTTTGCGAGATTACCTCCTTAATAAAATTGGGGCGAGGTTTATTTGATGGATAAAGATATTGCCTTTGTTGTGATTGGTCATTATTTACGAATAGAACAGGCTCAGCATCTGGCTGACCAGCTTCAAGCTCATCTATTCATTGATGAAACAGGGCAGGGCGCAAACTGGAATCATCGCCGCGCTATCCAATGGGCTGCAGAGCAAACCTGCCGGGTAGTGGTGTTGGAAGACGACGCGGTGCTGGTGCACGGTTTCATCGAGAAAGTTGCTGAGTGGCTGGCCCGTTTCCCTGATGACATGCTGAGCTTTTATCTCGGTACCGGACGCCCGCCTCAGTATCAGATGCAGATAGCCGAACGGCTGATTGTCGCTGATAAGACTCGGGCAGACTTCATCACGTTGCCGCGCCTGATTCATGGAGTGTGCTACAGCGTACCGCCTCAACGCATCAGCCGTGTGCTATCCCAATGGGACAGCAGCAAGCCTGCGGATTATGCCGTGGGTGATGCTTTTGGCGGCGCAGTGGTATATCCGTGTTACTCGCTGGTGGATCATGCCGACGGTGAAACGGTGGAGCGTCACCCTGACTCTGCGCCACGTACAGAACGCCGACGGGCGTGGAGGTTAGCCTGATGCCTGCGTTAATACCGAGAGCATGCCGCAAGCGAGGCTGCCCTGGCACAACCACAGACCGCTCAGGCTATTGCCCCAAGCACATTAACGAAGGCTGGCAGCAACATCAGCGAGGGCAGAGCAGGCATCAGCGAGGTTATGGCAGCAAGTGGGACAGGCTGCGCCCAATGGTGCTCGACAGAGATAAACATCTTTGTCAGGAATGCCTGAGAAATGGAAGGTACACATCCGCTGAGACGGTCGATCACATCACCGCCAAAGCTAATGGGGGGACCGATGACCTGTCCAACCTCGAAAGCCTCTGCAAGCCTTGCCACAGGGCGAAGACAGCGGTCGAAAGACTCAAATGAAATCGATTCTCATTTGAATCGAGCGAGGGGGAGGGCGGGTTGAAAGTTCAGGAACGACGCGCCAAAGGACCGCCGCCTAACCTCTTTTCACATCGCCGCAGGTTAGAAAACTTTTTTATGGGGTCCCCCATTCGATGATTAATAGGAGTTTTCGATTATGTCTGGACCACCGAAAACCCCGACCCATCTACGTTTGGTGAGGGGTAACCCATCAAAACGCCCGATCAATGAAAACGAACCAAAGCCAGCTGCAGGGGTGCCCCCAACGCCGAAGCATTTCGACAAGCAGGGGAAATACTGGTTCAAGCGGATGGCCGACGAGCTCGATGCTATCGGTGTGATGTCCCAACTGGACGCCAGAGCCCTTGAGCTTCTGGTTGAGGTTTACACCGAGTACCGGCATCACTGCGATACGCTGGAGAGAGAAGGCTACACCTACGCCGTATATAGCGACGAAGAGCCAGACGAAGGCAAAGAGCGAGAGATTCGCATGATCAAGGCTCATCCGGCCGCCATCATGAAAGCTGATGCCTGGAAACGTCTGCGCGCCATGCTCGGTGAGTTCGGCATGACGCCAGCCAGCCGCTCCAAAGTGAATGCAAAAGGTCCTGATGCGGTTGACCCGCTGGCCGAGTTTATGAAAGCGAGGGATTAATGGCTAAGGTTGCAGAAGGCATCCGCTACGCCGAGAGGGTGGTGGCGGGGGAAATTATTGCCTGTGAGTATGTGCGCCTTGCCTGCCAGCGTTTTCTTGACGATCTGGTACACGGCGAAGAGCGCGGTATTTTCTTCAGTGAGCCGCGCGCGCAGCACATTCTGAATTTCTATAATTTTGTGCCTCACGTAAAAGGCGCGCTGGCAGGCCAGCCAATTGAGCTGATGGACTGGCATGTTTTCATCCTGATTAATATTTTTGGTTTTGTTATCCCGCTGGTTAACGAAGAGACGGGGGAAACCGTCCTGCGTAACGACGGCAGCGGTCGGCCAGTGATGGTTCGGCGTTTCCGTACAGCAGATGTTGAGGTGGCCCGTAAAAATGCCAAATCAACACTTTGCTCCGGCGTGGGGCTGTATATGGCTGGCGCTGACGGGGAGGGCGGTGCGGAGGTTTATTCCGCTGCTACCACCCGTGACCAGGCGCGAATTGTTTTTGAAGACGCGAAGAATATGGTCAAGAAGGCGAAAACCACTCTTGGGCGGATCTTCGAATTCAACAAGCTCGCTATCTACCAGGAGCAAACGGCCTCCAAATTCGAGCCATTATCATCAGATGCGAACAACCTCGACGGCCTGAACATCCACTGCGCCATTGTCGACGAGCTGCATGCTCACAAAACGCGTGACGTCTGGGACGTTCTGGAGACGGCAACCGGCGCGCGCCTGCAATCACTGCTTTTCGGTATCACCACCGCCGGTTTCAACAAAGAAGGTATCTGTTACGAACTGCGTGATTACGCCATCAAGGTTCTGCGTGGACTGGTAAAAGACGATACGTTTTTTGCAATCATCTACACCTTAGATGATGGTGACGATCCCTTTGATGAGAAAGTCTGGCAGAAGGCTAATCCGGGGCTGGGTATCTGTAAGCGCTGGGATGACCTGCGCCGCCTGGCTAAAAAGGCGAAAGAGCAGGTTTCGGCCAGGATTAACTTTTTCACCAAGCACATGAACATCTGGGTTACCGCTGAGTCGGCCTGGATGGACATGATGAAATGGGAAAAATGCGAGTTTATCGCCCCACTGCACGAACTTAAAACCTATCCCTCCTGGGTTGGTGTTGACCTTTCAAACAAAATTGATATTTGTGCGGCCGCTAAAGTCTGGCGCGCGCCGGATGGTCATGTCCATGCAGATTTTAAATTCTGGCTTCCGGAAGGACGGCTTGAGAAATGTTCACGCCAGATGGCTGAGCTCTATCGTAAGTGGGCTGAACTGGACAAGCTGATCCTTACCGACGGGGACGTAATCGACCATGCCCAGATTAAGGAAGAGCTGCAGGTGTGGGTTGCTGGTGAGAGTCTGAAAGAAATTGGCTTCGATCCGTGGAGTGCAACGCAGTTCAGCCTCGCGCTCGCAGAGGAAGGGTTGCCGCTGGTGGAGGTTCCGCAGACGGTTCGTAATTTCTCTGAGGCGATGAAAGAGGTCGAAGCACTGGTATACGGTGAACGCTTCCATCACAGCGATCACCCGGTAATGAACTGGATGATGTCCAACGTAACCGTAAAACCTGACCGAAACGAGAACATTTTCCCTAACAAGTCCACACCAGAGGCCAAGATTGATGGCCCTGCGGCATTGTTTACTGCAATGAGCCGCGTTCTGGTCAACGGTGGCAATGACCTGCAGGATCTTTCTGGATTCTTCAATAATCCCATCATGGTAGGTTTCTGATGAAAAAAAACAAACAGCCAGGCAGGGTGAAGAGTGCTTTGCTTAACTGGCTCGGTGTGCCTATCAGCCTCACTACCGGCACGTTCTGGGAGGAATGGTTTGGTACCAGCAGCAGCGGAAAGGTGGTAACGGCCGATAAAGCCATCCAGCTATCGGCAGTTTGGGCATGTGTCAGGTTATTAAGTGAGTCTATTTCAACACTCCCGTTGAAAATCTACATAAGGCAGCCTGACGGATCACGTAAAGCGGCAACCGATCACCCGGCCTATTCGATACTATGTCGCAAACCCAATTCAGAAATGACACCATCCCGCTTTATGTTGATGGTAGTCGCCAGTATTTGCCTGCGCGGAAACGCCTTCATTGAGAAGAAATTCATCGCAAACCGCCTGGTGTCGCTGGTGCCTTTGCTGCCGCAGAACATGGTGGTTAAACGTCTCACTACCGGGGCGCTGGAATACAAATACACTGAAAACGGAAACGAGCGCATCATTCCGGTCAAAAACATCATGCACATTCGCGGGTTCGGTCTGGACGGTGTTTGCGGCATGATGCCGATGAAGACTGGCCGGGATGTGATCGGTTCAGCAATGGCGGTGGAGGAGTCAGCAGCCAAAATTTTCGAGCAAGGATTACAGAGTTCTGGCTTCCTGACAGCGGAGCAAGCATTAAACGATGAGCAAAGGGAAAGGCTCCGTGAGTACATGGCTAAGTTTACCGGTTCAAAGAACGCCGGGAAAATTATGGTTCTGGAGGGAGGACTAAAGTATCAGGGCGTTACCATGAATCCGGAAGACGCCCAGATGCTGGAAAGCCGCTCATTCAGTATTGAGGAAATCTGCCGCTGGTTCCGGGTTCCTCCTTTCATGGTCGGTCACACCACGAAGCAAAGCAGCTGGGCGTCAAGCCTTGAGGGTATGAACCTGCAGTTCCTGACGCACACCCTGCGACCGCTGCTGGTGAACATAGAGCAGGAAATTGGCCGGTGCTTGCTTGATAGCGATGATGAGGTGTTTGCGGAGTTCTCGGTTGAAGGATTGCTGCGAGCCGACAGCGTGGGCCGTGCTGCGTACTATACCAGTGCGCTTCAGAATGGCTGGATGTCCCGCAATGACGTTCGCCGTCTAGAGAACATGCCGCCGATTGAAGGGGGTGACATTTACACCGTTCAACTCAACCTGACGCAACTGAAAAATCTCGAAAGCATCAATCCTGCTGTTCAGGCTCTGGCTCTGAGAGAACTGCATAACCACGTATTCCCCGATATTTCCTTTGAACAATCTCCACTGAAACAGGCCGCTTAGGAGCACTTTCCTGATGAGCAAAAAACAACTTCCGGTAGCACCGGCGGGTCGCCCCTGCGCGCGTGTTACCTGTGAAACTTTACCGTCTGCACTGGACCGCTGGGACGGCGGGATCAAAGCTGCGGCCTCCGACGAAAACAGCATTTCTGTTTTTGATGTTATCGGACAGGACTACTGGGGCGAAGGAGTGACAGCTAAGCGTATTGCTGGTGCACTTCGGGCCATGAATGGCGCTGATGTCACAGTAAACATCAACTCCCCAGGCGGCGACATGTTCGAAGGCCTGGCTATCTACAACCTTCTCCGCGATTACGAAGGCCGTGTAACGGTGAAGGTGCTTGGCATTGCAGCCAGTGCCGCCTCGATCATCGCAATGGGCGGTGATGATATTCAGATTGGTCGTGGTGCCTTCCTGATGATCCACAACTGCTGGGTTTACGCGATGGGAAACCGCCATGACTTTGCTGAACTGGCGCAGTCCCTGGAACCATTCGATACCGCAATGGCTGACATCTACGCTGCGCGTTCCGGTCTTGACATGGCCGCCGTACAGAAGCTGATGGATGCAGAAAGCTATATCGGTGGCAGTGATGCCGTGGCGAAAGGTCTGGCGGACAGCCTCCTTTCTGCTGATGAAGTCAGCGATGGTGATGAATCACCCGCTGCCGCGCTGCGAAAACTCGATGCGCTACTTGCCAAAACCAACACTCCGCGCTCTGAGCGCCGAAAACTCATTAAAGCCTTATCCGGTGGCATGCCTGGCGCTGTCACCACCAATGACGGTACGCCGGGCGCTGCCGAAGATATCAAACCTGAAACCATCAACTCACTTGAAAGCGCCCTGGCGGCGTTAGTCAAATAAGGACCCTTTATGTCTGAAGTAAACGAAATCCTGAAGAAAGTCACCGCCAGCATTGAAGATGCGACTGGCAAATTCAACGCGAAAGCTGAAGAGGCGCTGACCGAAGCGAAAAAGAATGGACAGCTCTCAGCTCAGACCAAAGACGTAGTAGATAAAATGGCGACAGAGCTCAATGCTCTTAAGGAAGCTGAAAAAACTCTGAAAGCCAGCCTGGGCGAGCTGGAACAGCATGTTGCGCAGATGCCACTGAACAACGCTGCGAAAGTTACTGAAACTGTTGGTCAGGTGGTGATTAATAGCGAAGCTTTGAAAGCTTTTGCCGCGAGCGTTGAAGGCAACAAACGCGTAAGCGTCCCTGTTCATGCCGCCTTGCTTTCTACCGATGTTGCAGATGGGGTGGTTGAACCACAGCGCTTGCCAGGCATCGATACCGCACCTAAACAGCGGCTCTTCATCCGTGATCTGATCGCACCTGGCCGTACATCTTCACCGGCAATTTTCTGGGTACAGCAAACGGGCTTTACCAATGCAGCGAAAGTCGTTGCAGAGGGTACTGCCAAGCCTTACAGCGATATTGAATTCGCAACCAAAATCACGCCGGTGACAACCATCGCGCACATGTTTAAGGCATCAAAGCAGATCCTTGACGATTTCGCTCAACTTCAGTCTACGGTTGACGCTGAGATGCGTTACGGCCTGAAATACGTGGAAGAACAGGAAATCTTGTTCGGTGACGGCACTGGTGTGCACCTGCACGGCATCGTTCCTCAGGCCTCAGCATTCGACCCGGAATTTACTGTTGAGAGCCAGAACGGGATTGATGATCTGCGCCTGGCAATGCTTCAGGCTCAACTGGCTCGTTTCCCTGCATCTGGTCACGTCCTGCACTTCATCGACTGGGCGAAAATCGAGCTCACGAAAGATAGCCTGGGCCGCTATATCCTGGCTAACCCGGCAGCTCTGACTGGCCCTACGCTCTGGGGGCTTCCGGTGGTAGCAACTGAGGCAGCAGCTTTCCAGGGCAAATTCCTGACAGGCGCATTCAATGCCGCAGCTCAACTGTTCGATCGTGAAGATGCCAACGTGGTTATCTCTACCGAAAACGCCGACGACTTCGAGAAAAACATGATCTCCATCCGCTGCGAAGAGCGACTGGCTCTTGCTGTTAAACGCCCTGAAGCTTTCATTTACGGTGCGTTCTCTGGCGGTGCTGGTAGCTAATAAAAACAGCGGCCTTCGGGCCGCTTTTACAGGTGGCATTATGAAATTGATCGCACTTAAACCGATTTATTTCGGCGGTACCGTCGTTACTGAGGGGCTGCAGTTGGAAACGCTGGAGCAGCACGGACGAGAACTCATCAAAAAAGGTTATGCGATGAGTGATGAAACCGACAATCCTGAACAGCCTGAACAGCCTGAACAGCCTGAACAGCCTGAACAGCCTGAACAGCCTGAACAGCCTGAACAGCCTGAACAGCCTGAACAGCCT